TCTAGTGCGCCATCTTCTCCTGTAACTGGTCAGATTTACTACAACACAAGTTCTAACGCGCTCTATGTTTACAACGGTACGGCATGGGGTCAAGCAGGTGGCATCACCTCTGGCACATTGTCTGCTCGCCCTACCGCATCATCTGTTTCAGCGGGAACTTTCTACTACGCAACCGACAACTACCTCATCTACTACTCCAACGGCTCAACTTGGCAGCAGGTAGATAACTTCGGTTCAGGTCAAACAACTGCTAACTCTGTCACCGCTTCATCTTCTGACGGTACTTCTACCAACTACGCTCGCGCTGACCACACTCACGCTGGCGAAGGCTTTGGCTCAGTCACCGCGCAAACCTCATTCGGTCAAGGTTCATCTAACGGTACTGCTTCAACCGTTGCTCACTCTGACCACACACACGGCACACCTTCACTTGGCTCTACGACTCCTAACGCAGTCAACGGCACAACGGGTTCTGCTGGTAGCGCATCAACCGCGAGCGCCTCAGACCACACCCACGCATTTAGCCCATCATCATTCACCCTTGATACCTTCGGCGCTCCTGTCGCATCGGTATCGCTCAACTCGCAGAAGATTACAAACCTCGCTACACCAACTGCTTCAACTGATGCAGCAAGCAAGGGTTATGTTGACGGCGTTGCACAAGGTCTGAATGTCAAGGGTTCTGTTGTAGCCGCAACAACCGCAAGCATTACTCTTGTTGGTGGTCAGGTCATTGACGGCGTTACCGTCACCGCCGGTCAGCGCGTTTTGGTCAAGAACCAAAGCACACCATCACAAAACGGTATTTATGTAGCGCAGACAACCACATGGACACGCGCCGCCGACCAACAGACACCAACTCAAGGCGATTTCACTTTCGTTGAGCAGGGAACAGTCAACGGCTCACAAGGCTGGATTCTTGCTACTGGCACAACCACATGGACTCAGTTCTCAGCGGCAGGTGAATACACCGCTGGTAACGGCATCACCATCACCGGTTCTTCCATCGCTTTCAACCCAACCTCAACAGGTGGATTGCAGACTGCTTCAGGTGGCGCATCTATTCTCTTGGCTACCAACTCAGGTTTGGGAACATCCTCAAGCGGTTTGGCAGTCGGCGCTGGTACAGGTATCACCGTCTCAACTGGCACAGTAGCCGTTGATGGAACTGTTGTTGTTAAGAAGTACGCCACCGCATTTGGCGATGGTTCGTCAACATCTTACACAATCACTCACAACCTCGGTACGCAAGATGTCACCGTTGCGGTCTATAACGCAGCATCACCTTACGATGAAGTTATGTGCGATGTTCAACACACCTCAACTTCAGCAATTACGCTATTGTTCTCAACTGCACCTACATCGAACCAATATCGCGTAGTCGTACACGGATAGGACTTCAATGGGCTTACTTGATAGATTTGCAAAGGCAGTAGCCGCGCAAATAGAAAAAGCACCAAACCTACCCGCTGGCACAGTTGTTATGACTGAGGCTGACATGAAGCGGAATCCACCGTCAATGGCGATGGGTAATTCAGAGCCGTTGCCACGCGACCAAATCTTGCCAATGATTCCATTCGGCCCGGGTCTGCCAATTCCACCCGGCCCTATCAACCCACTTCGCAGCGATGGTCGCCCAGACCCACGCCGCTATGAGTATCAAACTGCTCAGAACATCAATATCACCGAAACCCGTCTTGTACCTTTCAAGACTCTTCGTGCTGCTGCTGACCAAATTGATATCTTGCGCCGTTGCATCGAAGTTCTGAAGAGCAAGATGGTTGGTTTGGAATGGGATATCACCATTTCAGAAGCCGCTGCCGAAAAGGTAAGCAAGAAATTTGGTGGCAATCAACTTCGCGCCATGTCACAAGCGCGTGAAGAACTTGCACCCGAGATTGCTCGCTTGCATGACTTTTGGGAAGTTCCAGACAAGCAAAACGGTTTAGTATTTCAAGATTGGCTCAATGTTTTTCTTGAGGATTTGCTGGTTATTGATGGCGTAGCAATTTGGGGTCAGAAGTCAGTTGCAGGAGACTTGTACGGTTTCCAGATTCTTGATTCGACAACAATTAAGCCACTTCTTGATGACCGTGGTATGCGCCCAATGGCCCCAGTACCGGCTTATCAACAGATTCTTTACGGATTCCCACGCTCTGAGTTCACCGCTACCTCTGACGATATTCAGGCAGATGGCGAGTTCACGGCTGATGAACTTGCGTACCTTGTTCGCAATCGCCGCACCTTTACCGTCTATGGCTATTCGCCAGTAGAGCGCGCACTTCCGATTGCCGATATTTACTTGCGCCGTCAGCAATGGTTGCGCTCTGAATACACCGATGGCGTATTGCCTGAATTGATGTTTACCTCCGATGCTAACTTCGGTAACAATCCCGAGTTGCTTCGCGCCTACGAAAACATCTTTAACGATGATTTGTCTGGACAGACAGAACAACGCAAGCGCGGTCGCATCCTTCCTGCTGGCATCACACCAATTCAGTTTGATGGCTACGGCGAGAAGTTCAAAGATGTTCTTGACGAGTATCTAGTCACCTCAATCACCGGTCACTTTGGCGTATTGCCAAGCGAAATTGGATTCACTCCTAAGACTGGTTTGGGCGGCGCTGGACACGAACAAGGTCAAGCGTTTAACGCACAAGATATTGGCTTGTACCCACTTGCGAATTGGGTCGGCAAGATGCTCACGCAGTTGTCACACACCTATCTCGGTATGCCGCGCGAACTAGAGTTCAAGTTCATGCCAAGCGATAATCGTGACACCGTAGAGCAGAGCAAGGCATCGGACATTGAAGTTCGTGGCGCTAAGAAGAGCATCAACGAAGCCCGCGCTGAAGATGGATTGTCTTTGTTGGACATTCCTGAAGCCGATATGCCAATGATTGTTGCTGGTCAATCTGTATTCTTCTTGTCTCCTGAAGGAATCATTCCCGCTGGCGGCTCAACAGACTCAACACCTACCGAAACTCCTGCACCTGAAGTTCCCACCGGCGCAGAGCAAGCAGGTAAGCCCGAAGTCAAGCCAGCCGAAGAAGTTCCCGCAGAAGCCAAAAAGGAAGCCAAGCGATTTATCACATGGGCTACCAAAAGCACACGCACCCGCGAATTTAATTTTGAGACAGTAGAACCCATCGTTGCAGAAGCGCTGAACAAGTGCTTAATGGATGGCGACCTAGAAACCGCTAAGGCGTTGGTTTCTGCTTATGTCTCTTAAATGGCCAGCACACAAAGCATCTGAGCGCATCGCCCGTAACAACGCGGTAAAGATTGCTGCTGCTTTTGTCGCAGGTATTGATGCGAAAAAGGTCGTAGAAGATTTCATGTCTATTCACCCACAGGTGACGGACAACGCCGTTCAAGACCGTGTACGCGCCCGCGCATGGGCAATCGTTCATGTTCGCTACAACTCAAAGCCTATGGAAGCAGCGATTCGCCGCACCTATGCTGACGGATGGGTAACAGGCGATAAGGCAGCCAAGCAACTTGTTGATTCGCTCATCAAGAAGGCTGATGATTGGTCAAGTTGGACACCGGGTTCAGAAGCACTTGCACAGATGGTCGCTCCTAAAGGCGCTCTTGCAGGATTGCTGGAAAACGCAGGTGTTGTTTCCAATCAACTATGGGCAACCAAGTTAGATGAAGTCGGCACAATCCTTGCTAACGGATTGCGCGATGGCTCTACGGTTGACACAATCGCAACAAACCTTGAAGAAGTAGCCGGTGGCGAAAGCAAGGCGATGGTGATTGCTCGTACTGAGTTAAACCGCGCTATGACACAAGCCGCAGTTTCCCGTTATCAAGATTCTGGCATTGACCAAGTTGAATGGGAAGCCGCCGACCCTGACGATGAGTGCGCCGATAACGATGGTGAAGTCGTAACCTACGGCGAAGAGTTCCCTAGTGGCGATATCGAACCACCTGTTCACCCTAACTGCCGATGTGGTCTGCTTCCTGTTATTGCAGAAGCCCAGACTGACGATGGTGGCGAAAATTTAACTGACGATGCAACGCCTGATGAGACTGATACGTCAGATGATGCTGAATATGCAGATATTGAGCCAATAACATCTGATGCTGATATGGCTGATTTCTCTAATTTTCAGCGCAATTTAGGATTTAGCGAACAAGAATATCCAGAAGAAGGTAAAGCACTTACTGCTTATACATCGGGTTCTGGCGATTTCAGCACCATCAATACATATTTGCGCGACCCAGAAAGTATCGCTCCAGAGCAATACACAAATGAAGCGGTTCGCAGAATTGCAGAAAAAGACATTGCAAGAGCGCAATCTCTTATTCAAGACCTAGATTCACTTATGGTCAAAGCGCCAGCATTAGAAAAGCCAATTCTGACTTATCGTGGCGTTAAAGCCGGTGAATTTACAGATAGATTACTTTCTATGAGTTCCGGTGATTCATTTACCGATGCTGGCTTTACCTCCACCTCACATGACCCAAGCATTGCTAATCGTTTTGCTAAGTCTGACGGAGCGGTTCTAGAAATTGTCAACCCCGCTGGAAGCAAGGGAATTGACACACTAGGTTTCGTTGCTCCAATGACAGAAAAATGGTATGCCGAACATCCCGGTTCTGAAAAAGAGTGGCTATTGCCCCGCAATTTAACTTACAAAGTTTTGTCTAAAGACGGAAACAAAATTCGAGTAATTACGGAGGCAACCAATGGCTAAATCTACTGATAGATTTACATATACAGACAAAGATTTGCCCGGAATTACATTTAACATAAAAGACAATAAATCGGATTTTTCTGCTAATAAAACCAAGGAGAAATAAATGGCTCTAAACCACATCACCGTTACCACGGGAACAACTGCCAAGCCCCTAGTAACCGTTCCATCGTCAGCAGGTAAAGTCAATGTTTACATCAGCAACAATGACTCAAGCAACGATGTATTCATCGGCGCAAAGACCGTGACTGCTACTGGAACAACTCAGGGTTTTCGCATCCCTAAGTCAACCAATGTCTCTTTGCAGGTAGATGGTGGAGATGCAATCTATGCAGTAGCCGCTGCTGGTACTCCCGCAGTATCAATTCTCTGGTTTGGAAACTAACTATGGATTTCGCTAACGCTTACGCCCGAATTATCAAGGCAGACGAAAACCCAGACGGCACAATGACCGTTTATGGCAAGGCAACCGATGATTCGATTGACCTTGACCAACAGATTTGCGATGAAGCGTGGCTCAAGACCGCCATGCCACAATGGTTTCAATCAGGTGGCAACATTCGTGAACAACATTCATCTATCGCGGCAGGAGTAGCAAAAGAATATGAAGCCAAAGCGGATGGTCACTATATTTCTGCTCTTGTCGTTGACCCTGTTAGCGTTAAGAAAGTCAAAACAGGCGTTCTTAAGGGATTCTCAATAGGAATCAAAGCACCTCGCGTTATCCGCGACAACAAGGCTGCCGGCGGTCGTATCGTTGACGGTCAGATTATCGAAGTTTCACTTGTTGACCGACCTGCCAATCCAAACGCTAAGTTGATTATGGCTAAGTCAGTCGAAGGCGAAAGCACACTTGTTCAGGTTGAGGAATTGCACGAATTTTCTGCACCTCTTCCTAGCGATGTGTTTAAGAATATCAAGACCGAGAAAGGGTCAAAGATGGAAACAATCAAGCAAATTACGGAATTGGCTAAGTCTTTGACATCCGACACCGTAAAGTTCGATGCCGCTGCATACGATGCCGCTCGCCGCGCCGTTGCTCAGTTAATTATCTCTGAGACCAACGAACTTGCAGAAGGCTCAGATGAAACCAACTCGCTCAACCAACTCCTTGAGGTTGTTACACACCTCATTGCTTGGTATCAGGGTGAAGCCGAAGAAGGAGAAACCCCTATGTCCGATATTGAATTGTCAGCCCACAAAGACCCAGAGCCAGATTCAACCATGGGTTGCAAGTGCGATGGCTGCATGAAGTGCGCTGCCGATGGTGGTTGCGATGCCAAGATGTGCAAGTCTCACGCCGCAGAGAAGTCTGCTTCTGAGAAGTGCCTTGAGTGCGGTTGCCACATCCCAGACGATGCTCACGGGCGCGATGATGTTACTACCGCCGAAATGAAGTCTGCCGATGCAGACGAGACAACTGAAGAAGTTGTTGAACCAGTAGCCGAAGTTGCTGCTGAAACCGAAGTTTCCGAAGATGCAGTTGAATCTGAATCTACGGAGAAAACCCTTGTTAGTGATGATGTGCTAAATATCATTATTGAAAAGGCTGTCAAGAACGCCACGGATTCGGTCAAGGCTGAGATTGACCTGCTCAAGTCTGCAACAGAGGCAGCAGAGCAAAAGTCATTAGCACTTGAACAAGAGTTGGCTATCGTTAAGTCTCTGCCAGCGCAGGGGCCAAAGCGAACTGCCGTACAACAAGGTACAAACAATGACGATGCAATCATCGCCAAAGCCGCCGAGTATCAGGCAAAAGCCGCTCGGACAACTGACCCTGTTCTTGCTGAAGGATTCCGAGAGATGGCATCGCTCATCTTGAAGAAGTCTGCACAAGACAACTCTGATAAGGAATAATCAATGTCACTTGAAGCCCCAAAGGTCACAGACCTTTTCGGTGATGTGAAGCCAGTTAAGGCTGCTGAACTCCATGAGCAATTCATTGGAGAACTCAACAAGTCTTTCGCTAACGCTTCTACAACACCCGGTCTTGCTCCAGCAGCAGACCCAGTAGCACAAATGCAAGCACTTGTCGCAAACAAGTCACTTTCTCCTGATGCAGTATCAGCATTGAACAATGCTTTGTCTGCTCAGACCCAGATGAACGCTGACATCGTTAAGGACATCAGCCTCACATCTCCATTGTCAACATCTTTCGCAGCCTTCGACCTCGAAGCACCTGCAAAGTTGCTCACACCTCGCCCAACACCTCTTCGCAACAAGTTGCCTCGCAAAAAGGGTGTCGGAACTAGCCACCGTATTAAGCGACTGACTGGATACACCGGTACAGGCACAGGTGGACAAGGAAACATCTGGCCAGGAATCACAGAAACAACAACGACTTCATTCGGTTCAATCGCTTACGAGCGTGGCCCAAAGATTTCGTACTCAGCAGAAGATGCAAT